TCTGCACCCCAGAAGTTGGATACGCAGGCTTTTAAGCCTTCGCAACTAGCAGCTGGAGTGTATAAGATTTTTGCTGGGGAGCAGTATTTATGTACTGGTACCCATGTAGGTAATCGTATGTATGTAGTATTACATTGCCTTCAAGATGACACGAGTATACAATATCGTGCTGTAAATCACGTGCATACACTAATGATGGATGTAACAAAGTTCGTCATGGTAAATGCAGAGATTGGATATTTCCCTATAAATGGAATAAAATCACCATTTAATACAAGATCTTTTAAGGTTTTGGAGGATTCACAAATTGTAACAGTTTATGGTTTTGGACATGGGGGAGATAGTGTTCCGGATGCAATCGTAGGATTTGCCTCACCTTTAGGGTGGTGCAATGCAGCGACGCGCAACGGAGACTGTACAGCCCCAGTCCTAGATGTTAATGGACGTATAGTAGGTTTGTGGACCCATGGAAATGGGCGTGATTTTGGTCGTTTTGAACCAATTACGGCTAAGTTTTTAGAACAGTGTGCAGATAATGGAGATGTTCCTTTGCACAATGGCATAGCTTTTCGGCCTTGCCCTCCCTCGTAACTGAATTAGTAGGGACTACCCCATTTTGGGGAAGGTATCCTTCTAAATATTTAGAGAAGGATGGGGCCAAGGTATTTAATGAAGATATTTGGATAGGAGAAGATCATACCCAATATCTAAATGAAAACTATTTTGAATTGGTGGGTTTTATTAACAGAAATCCACGCTATGTAAATAAAAGAATGATGGATCCTTTTATTAGGATGTTTATAGATGAATGTGGGATCGAAGTCCCAAAGGAGTGGGGTTTACCTGTTCCAAATCAAGCAGCAGCTTATAGATCACTGGCCAAATATGCGAAAGATGTGCCAAATCTTGAAGAACAAGATGTACTTGATTTGAATAGTGCGTGGGCAATGACTGAAAGACATTTTGGTCCATACATGCAAAATGCAAGAGTAATCGGATATGATGAAGCAAAAACCCATTTGGATATGGCAACCTCTACAGGAAGCCCGTTCAATCAGCACTTCAAAACCAAAGCTGAATTGTTTGCAGGTGATCCAGAGATAGACACCTGGTTGCAACAAGATTGGGAAGGATTGGCCGTCGAAGGATGGTCATGTTTATTCACAAACTCACTTAAAGAAGAGGTGAGATCACGTGAGAAAATGGAGAAAAATTCCATTCGAACCTTCTTAGCAGGAGGAGTCGATGCAGTAGTGCACGGCACACGTCTTTTTGTGGACATGAATGAGAAGTTTTATGACTCTCATATGAAATCTAGTTCAGCAGTAGGAATGAGTCCCTATAATGCGAACTGGGATAGGCTATATCGCAAATTGAAAGTGTTTGTGAATGGCTTCGCATTGGATGAATCAGAATATGATTCGTCATTGCGAGTATATTTAATGTGGGGATGTGCAAGAATGCGCTGGAATATGTTAGCTCCTGAGTTTAGAACAAAGGAAAACATGCAACGTGTCTTGAATTATTATGTGAATCTTGTAAATACACTAATAGTTACACCAGAAGGTGTCATAGTCAGGAAGAAAGGGGGAAACCCCTCCGGATCGGTTAATACAATTTCCGATAATACATTAATTTTGTATACTCTCTTAGCGTATGCTTGGATTAAAACTGCCCCAAAAGGGTGGGGATACCAAGAATTTGAATTACATACGGCTAAGTGCCTAGTTGGAGATGATAATACATGGACAGTATCAGAGGAAGCTTTAGTTTTCTATAATGCTAGAAGTGTAATATCAGTCTGGAAGACGTTAGGTATTACCACAACCACAGATTCTCTTGAACCGCGAAAACCGGTTGAGTTAGATTTTCTGTCAGCACATACCGTGTTTATGCATGGGGTAGCTGTTCCAGTGTATGAGCGAGCTAAGTTGATGACTAGTTTATTATACGCCCCGCGTGAGCATTTCACGCCAGCTACAAGTTTACAGCGATGTGCCGCACTATTGAGTGTTGGTTGGACTGATCCAATATTTAGGAAATTCTGTAGGGAATTTATGGATTGGTTAATGGAAGAGTATGATGGACTCTTGGCTGAGGATCCAGCTTGGATCACAGCAAAAATGCAAATTGCAACAGATGAAAAACTGTTGAACCTTTTTATTAGGCCGCGTCAATTGCGGCCACAGAGTGTATTGGGAGAATTTGTAAAGTTGAGCCAGCCCAATAAAAGCACAATGAGTAGTGCTAAGCCGAAAAGGAACGGGAAGAAACCCGGAAAGAAAACACAAAATCCAGCTGGTAAAGCGAAGCCCGCTGGTGCTTCTAAAAAGAAGAAGCAAGCTATTCGTGAGAAGAGAGCCTTCACAGAAGGGTGGTCGAAGACAGGTGGTGACATAACAAGTGCCGCGCTGGACGTTTTTCTACCCACGCAGGTTGCACGCCTTGGAGGCAATGCAGCTGCAAAAATGATGACGGCCATAGGATTTGGAGATTATCAAATCAAGAAAAACAGCTTGTTGGGAGCTGTAGATATGGGAACTTCCCCGCCAACAGTACGTAATTGTTACAAAGGGGAAGGGACAGTAATTCATCATAGAGAATATCTTGGTGAATTAGCGAGTGGACCTCTAGTAGGAGGATCCACAGCATTCACATTGCAGAGTTATGCTCTGAATATTGGAAATTCATTGTTGTTTCCGTTTGGAGCGGCAATTGCATCGAATTTTCAAGAGTGGGAAGTGAATGGAATTTTAGTAGAATTGAAGAGTGAAGCCTCTTCATATGCAAACACACCCTCATTAGGAGCGATGTTTGCAGCGGTGGACTACAATAGTTTAGATCCAGCTCCGACAACGAAATTGGAGTTGGAAAATATGGAATATGCAGTTTCAAATAAGCCTTCACGTAGTTTAATTATGCCAGTCGAATGTGCAAGAGTTAATGATGTTTTAACACATTTGTATGTGGCAAATGATTTAAATTATGAGGGAGGGGATCACCGTTTCTTTGATTTAGGAACTCTACATATAGGATCGCAAGGTTTATATGCAGAAACAAGTGCAATAGCAGAGATATGGATAACGTATGATGTAACTTTGTTTAAACCTAGATTAGCAACACAATTGGCTGCACCAGAGCCTTTTAGTGCTCACATTCAAAACACTTTGAATGTGGGGCCGGATCCTCCAGAAGGATTTATGCAAACCTTTACAGGTTGTACAATAATGGATCCGCGCTCAATGTTAGCAACAGCAGATGAAAATTTCATTATCATGGGTCCTAAAGGTTATGGTAAGCGTTTTATAGTTTCACTGTCAGTTTCTGGCAATGCTGCGTCGGAATTTTTCACTTATCCTTTATTGGGAGCAACGGCCAATTATTCTACAATAGAGCCCTGGTTTAATTCACCAGTGGGTTTTAACACATTAGGTGTTGGAACAGAGGCACACACACCAGTGTCCTCAATTTCTGCACGCACAGGGGCT